TAAATTGGGCGATATGTTTACCCCGCTCGGAAATGCGTTGTATAAGAAGCCAGTCGATGAGGCTAAAAGCTGGTGGAAAGAACTTTGGTCAATGGCTAACGCTTCAATGGACGAAGGCACTGTAGCTATAGGCGCTAAAGGCGATGACTACCGCTTTAAAGACAAAGCGAAAGACGCTGGAGTAGACCCATGGGGGTACTACTTCCGTGAGTGTGTATCGTTCATTGCTAGTCGTTTGGCAAATCTTGGTGTTAACCCTAGCTTGTTTAGTCACCTAGGTAATGGTAACCAATGGGTATCTGCTAGAGTGCCACACTTAAGTAGACCAAAACCTGGTGTAGT